ATCTTCAAATGCATTCTTTGCATCTTCGCTTCGTTTATACAGGTTCTCTATACACATTTTATATACCTTTTCTTGATATTCACCTATTCCATTTGTAAATACATTAATATATTTCAATTCCTTGCCAGGTTCAATCGGTTTATCATTCATTTGTATTGTTGGATATATAGCTGATTCATCCTTATCTGGGTAAACCCGAAACGGGAATGTATAAGGGTTCTCTCCTCTTATGTATGAAACGTATCCATTTAACTTCCGAATTAGTAGTTCCTTACCTTTATTTGGTATGAAATTACCATCTGGTTCAAATATATCTGATATTTTACACATTTTACGTTTGTCATTCAAATTCATCAAATTAGTTAGCCATATGATTTCCTGATATGAGTTATACATAGGTGTTGCCGATAATAATAGTAGTTTCATGCTATCTGTATATTTAACTACTTCCATCAATAAATCCGATGGTTTGCGAGTGCTGTTTATTTTTGTAGTACGTATATTATGAACCTCATCAATTACTATCAAACGACTATTGAAAATATTTTTAATGCGTTGTTTTTTAATGCGTTCTCTCTCGTTGTCTGAATATGATATTTCACCTTTTATTTCAATCGATTCATTAATAAAATTCGCAAATTGTATATATCCCATAAATACGTAATATTGACGTATAATAGACTTTATTTGATAAGTAATGTTCTCCCGATCGCTCTCATAACCTTTTGTATCGGTTGGGTTGATCTCTTTCAATAACATATTACCAACACAAGTATTCAAATTCCATATACCATCTTCTAATTTAAGTTTGCGTTCGTCGAATAATTGTAACATGAAGTTATTTTGTACGTTCGGCGAAGCAATTATCATTATTGATTTTTTCAAACCGATTTGTTTCATATATCTACGCATTTCTTCAGATACTCCAATCGCAGAACATGTTTTCCCTGTCCCTAATCCGTGATATAATAATAAGCTGTTATATGGTGTTTGTAATGACATGAAATTTTTAACGAAAGTTTGATGTGGCATTAATTCGAAATCGGCAGTACATAATTTAGATGCTTGTTCCTGTATATCTTCGATAGATGTTACCGAACCATCATACTGATAATCATTAAACTCTTTTCGTTTTGCAATTTTCAAACTGAAGTTGGGATCATCTAGATGAGGGTATAAATACTCATGTTCAGAATTATCTACATATTCTTCTTCGATCACATCTTCATCTTCTGGGATAGGTTCGGGTTCTCTAGGTGGAGTAGGTTCGGGTTCTCTGGGTGGCGTAGGTTCGGGTTCTTCTGGGATTTCTTCAATTGCCGGTATGTTTCCTTTAAATTTATCTACAATAATGGGTGACCTAGTGGATATAGATACCTTCTTTGCTGCCTTTCGAACAACTAATGGTGCGGCAATCGGTTTAATTTCGGGTTCTATGATAGGTATAGGATCTACGATAATAATCGGTTCACCAATTTTAATTTTTCTTCGCATAGGTCTTAATGCAATCGTTTCGCCTCGTTTCGTTGCTTCGTCTTCATAGTCACGTTTATATGCTTCTTCACCAACCATACTTTTTAAGTCTTCTGGTAAATAACGTACGCCATTTTTTACAGGAGTCCAATCCGTATATGGTTTAATTCTGCATTTTTGTGTAGCTACATTCCAATCTGTATTCCTTGAACATTCTCCAGATGGACATATTTTAGCCGGACATTTTACATATATACAATGTTGTTTATGAAAATGCCACTTCATATCTTCAGGGCATTCTCCCGTTGGGCATACTTCCAGCGGACATATTTTATATTTTTTTGTCTTATTCGGTGGCATATATATATTATATATATATAAATATGTCATTTTTATCACAATTGATATACAGTTAATTGTTTTAATGACGTATCAACGTTTGTTATAATTCGTTTTTTTTCTAAATTGTAATCCCGTATATTTGCTAGACAATCATCAATGGACGACCAATTCATTTTTGATACTTCAGAACGTTGATAATTTTGTATATTCAATGTATTGTTATATTCTATATTCACTAAGAAATATTTATGTTTGTATGAAAAATAATTAGAACCTGTAAAAATTTCCTCGAATGGAATGACGTTATGAACAGGTTTTATTATATTTTTACTGAAACCCGTTTCTTCAGAGAATTCACGAATTGCACATTCATAATCGGTTTCATTAGTATTACGACGACCTTTCGGAAACCCCCATTCAGGTTCCGTCCATTGACCGTATTTTTGCGATTCATCGATAATACTTTTCAATGAATAAGAATCATTTTCTACAGTTACACCGGCAATCAATGCATTAAATTTATCATTTGATATACTTTCTTCAAGTTTATATCGATTGTTATAAAACCCGTTACCCCATATGTCTTTCCATAACTCTTCAAAATCTTTAGATAGTAACTGTTGTTTCTCATTATTTGTCATTTGTTTCATCATATTCATTATGTATTCTTTATTATTTATTGAATATTTACCGCGCATAAAATCAATATATCCGAGAGTATCTTTTCTACAGATCATCAAATATTGAATATCACCTTCGTTTTTAGGTTTACGAAATGCAATGACTCCATAACTGGTAATTGGCATTTTACAATTACTAAATATATGTCCAGATTTACCACAATTGTTACAATTTGTATTTTTATTCATCGACAATCTTCGTATTTATAATACAATTGTTCTATATAGTTTGTGTATATGAATTTCGAACCTGACGTATGGGGACCACATTATTGGTTTTTTCTACATACTATTGCTCATTCCTATCCCGAATCACCAAATGCAGTTACGAAACGAAAATATTATGATTTAATACAAAATATGCCTTTATTCATACCGGTTTCAGAGATTGGCAATAAATTTAGCAATTTGTTGGATAAATATCCAGTAACTCCGTATTTAGATTCACGTGAATCATTTATACGCTGGGTCCATTTCATACATAACAAGGTTAATGTATCGATTGGTAAAGAAGAAATTTCGTTTTTGAAATCGATTGATATATACAAATCGTATTACAAGGCTAAACCATTCGTATTAAGCGAAACATTAAATATTAAAAAACATTATATACACACGGCATTTACATTATCTTGTATTCTCGTAATATACATTATGACGAAGGAATCTTAGATATACATATACTATATAGAGATGCGATTTGAGATTGTTATATTTATAATAACAATATTTGTAATATCCAATATACATACCGACGGCAAATATATGAAAATTGCATTATCATGGAAGAAATACTATCAGATGATAGGCGTTGCATTTGCTGGATATATGTTGTGTTGGGTTATGCGAAAGAATCCAGAGAGGGCACATACAATGTTGGTCGCATCCAATGAGTATCTTAAATATTTACCAATTGATAAGAGCACCACAAATATGATCTCACCTATTTTGGATTTTACATCAAAACATGATTTCAATGTTCCACGTACACAGCAATATGAGAATCGTATAATGAATTCAGGAGGAATAGATACAAAGGTTGCTACAAAACGGTCGGTTAGCGAAACCAAAAAGAAGTTTGTAGCCGCCCAACAAAATTGGCATTGTGGTGATTGTAAAAAACAACTACCTGCATGGTTTGAGGTTGATCATACAATTCGCTTGGAAAATGGTGGAAGTAATCACGTTAACAATCTAATTGCTCTATGTAGAGATTGTCATGGGAAGAAAACTGCTATTGAAAATTTATAGTAGTAATATATAGACGTTTAGGTAAATTATGTCTGAATCTACATTTATGTCAAGTCTTAATATGAATAGCGGTCAAACAGTATTAGTTGTTTTATTAGTTGCTATGATGTTAAGTTTATTTTATGTATCGTCCGATATTGGTATATCCGAAACACAATCATTTGCTATTGTAATTTCCATATTGATGATAATTGTAGCCATATCGCTATATAAGTTGTTTATGGATAAATCAAGTCTGTTAATAAAGGGTCCTATTATTGCTTTTATTCTATTATTTTTAATAGGTGGAATAATTGTTGAGTTTTATAAAAATTATTTAAAACGGTATAAATTTTTTGACAGTTCTTCTCGCAACCCTACAACCAGATTATTCATTAATATTGTTGAAATCAGTTTAGTAATATCAATCATAATTGTTGGATTATCATTTTTAAATAACCAAATATTGCGCTATCTGAATAATTCTTCAGATTGGTTAGGATTTATATTGAATCTGATTGTTTACATTCCTTGTTTGTTTGAGGACCTTGTCAAATATTTCAAACAACAGTATAATTTGACATCTAGCGTTACATTTATTTTATTAGTTCTACAAATTATACTAGTATTTGGATACATTGCACTACCCAAATTATTTTCATCCAAGCTAATGAATGATAGTATACAAATTATAAACGAACCAGTTTTTTTAGATATGCCAGTTACAAATACATTCGACACGCAAGATGATGGTTCTAAAAAAACAACACGAGCAAATTATTCAATATCAATGTGGGTATATTTAAATCAACCGAGTAATTCACTAGATAAATCGCATATATTCTCTTATGGCGATTCCTTCCCAAAAATAGAATATATTACATCAAGAAACGATCCAATCAAAGATAAATATAGGTTCACAATCGGCGAAGGCAAACCATATGATATAAGTATGCAAAACCAAAAATGGAACAATATCGTTTTAAATTTCAATGAAAATAAAACTGTTGATATTTTCATCAATGGAAATTTAGAGAGAACATTCGCAAATAGTAAACGTTTAAACACAGATAATACAGAGTCAAATTCCATTAATATTGGAAGTTCAGATGGTCTTTATGGAGCAATTTGTAATGTAAATTATTACATAACACCACTTACTTATACAAAAATAATACAAAATTATAATTTATTATATAATAAAAACCCACCAGTAAATAAAATAACTTGAAATTATATATAAATGAATTTCTTAGTTATTTTACTTTCAGTGTTACTAATCGTAGTGATCATATATATGATATACACAAGCATATATGGCACGACATTGATATCTAAAGAAGTTGATATGAAAGATAAAATCGCCGATATAAGTGCGAGCAGTCTTACCAAACCTGACGCTGTTAGGTATACATATAATGTATGGATCTACATGGATAAACCAATACAAAACAATACATCAACACAAATATTTAATCGCATAAATGATCTTGGATTGTTTATTGACGGAACTACTTCTACATTGAGTATGAAATTATATCGTAGAATAGGTACTACTAATAGCTTAAATAATCATGATACTTCGTATCAAATATCCAATAATTTCCCTTTACAAAAATGGACACTTATAACTATAAGTATTGATAATTCCACAATTGATATGTATTTAGATGGAAAATTGGTAAAATCAGTTATTGATCCTGTTGGGATAGGTGGAATGAAACACTCTCCCGATAATACATCCAATATCTCATTCGGGGTTATACCTGGCACATATATGAGTAAATTCAGTCGGGTTCTCTCACCATCTAACCCTCAAACCGCTTGGAATTTATATATGGAGGGAAGCGGTTCTGATAAAGGACTTGCTAATTTAGTAAATCGATACAATATGAATATTTCGTTAATGAGGGATAATGCTGTTGCAAGATCGATTTCTTTATTCTAAACCAACGAAGGATTCAATCCGAATAGCGGATTTATATTCTTCGTGGTCAATGACCGATAATCTTGGAACATGCACCCGTAGGGTGCGGATTCAAATGTTCATCGGTTCTAACTATGTATATAATAAAAATGGACATTTTACTATTCAATGATGTAATTAAAATCCTAATATAATTATATAGATGGACGTTAATATGCCACTAAATGAACGATTTTCCGAAATACAGACAGGAGTTTCAGATACAATTTCTGGCGCTACAAATAGAATAACATCTGGATTGTCAAGTTTAACAGCTGATGCAGATTTAGGTTCTGCTAGTAGTGAATTTGTAAATTCAAATACCGCTATATCCAAATTTGTGTTTTTAATATTTGTTTTGATTGCATTTATAATGTTAATGAATTTAGGAGTATATATAATTAGTTACTTCTCGCGTCCAAATTTATCCCCGTATGTGATAAAAGGTCTAATAAATGGTAATACAGCAGTTACCATACCTCAGGACCCTAAAAATTCAAATTCAGTCACTATATATCGTTCAAATAATGCATCCAAAGGTATTGAATTTACTTGGAGTGTTTGGTTGAATTTAAACGAATTACCCCTTAATGGTGATATTGATACTATATTTAGCAAAGGTGATGGTATTCAGCAAAATGGTCCTAGTATGAAATTGAAGAAAACAGATAATTCAGGAACGATTCAAATTCGAATGGATTCAGTAGCCGGACCGAATGAAATTATAGAAATCGTTAATATACCATTGAGTCGGTGGTTTAATATTGCTATCCGTTTACAAAATAAAATTATGGATGTTTACGTTAACGGAACAGTCGCAAGACGGTATGTATTTACTAACGTACCAAAACAGAATTATGGCGATATTATAGTGGGAAGATTTAACGGAATGATGTCAGACCTTCGTTATTTCAATACAGCTTTAAATGTTTTCCATATAAACAATATTACTTTAGCGGGACCAAACCTTAAAACCGCTGTTAATCAACGTGATACCAAATTTGATTATTTATCAAATATATGGTTCAAACCTCAAGCATAATATAATGTAATTTATTATTATATTATGGGAGATACTACTTGCGAAACACTTAGACAACGTAGGGCTTTTATTCAAATGACATTGCCACCAATTAGATTCGAAGGAGTTCAAAACCCCTATTTAAATACGAATTATACACCGTCTCAATTAGACATGCGTCGCAAAGCGGAAATTTTACAATATAATAATAATTCCACTCAAACAAATAAACTCACCAAGTCACAGCAGTTTTCTAAAGCAGTCGGAAGGAATATAACGGCGGCGAGTGTGACATCATGTATTAATGATTTATATATTCCGTCATTATCATCGTCTTCTAATGTTCCGGGACCAGTCATTACCTTGCGATACGACCCTACAGTTCCATTATACAAATACCGATCTGATACTGCACCATTGGGTATTGTTGAAATAGATGATCTTAATAAATTCATAGTGAATACTAAAGATGATATTATTTCATATAATTCAATTGAAACTATTTTAGTAGACCTTGCAATAACCAATATTGACACCTCTAGCGCTACATTTTCAATAAATAGTCCGATAGGAATATATGTTGATGGAAGTGCGACTGGTGACATATCAGGAAACGTTACTATTGACCGTATTGATGTGTCAGTATTTTACAATGATGTGGATTATCTATTGACTTCTCCTGTTAAACCAACTACTAACTTTGACGAATTGGATAAAACTGTAACTTATAATGTTACGAAACCAAATACTGATAGTTCCATCGATTTCAGTGGAGTTAAATATATAGGCAATTTGAATATTACAAATCTAACTCTCCCTACAATGAATGGGCATGTCTACAATATTAAGGTAAAGTTTAAATTGAATGTAACGCCTCAAGTTGGTCAACCTAACATTTTAAACACAAAAGTCTATATGAATGTTTCTACAAATTCACAGATAAATTGTAGTTTAACCTCTCCAACCTCGGTTCCACCTCAAGAACCATTTTCAATTTCATCAATTTAGTCCTGTGTATTTATAGTCAATGTTGGATTTAGACACATTTTTTTAGAAGGAAATACTTGTCCTGACATACACTTTGAATCGTCATCGACCATTATACATCCACGGCGATCGGCTACTTCTCCAACTAAGCACCATCCAATTTTATTATTAGAAATTGGTCTTTGGATCGGATTAGCAGTAGTATCATTGTCGGGGTCATTTATTGTTTTTGTTTTAGCAATATTCAATGCATTGTCTAGTTCTGTTGTATCTATACCTCCTTTACTTGCGGATATTAGAAGGTTTCCAAGATTCTGTGCTGTGCCTTCTGCTACATCTATTCCTACCTTGGTTGTATCTGATATGACTTCCGATGTAGTATTAATCACTGTTCCAATAGTGTATCCAAACAACGATAATACCGATGTTACTATCGGTGTAAATATTAAAATTATTGCCTTTATAATATTACTAATATAGTCCAATATGTTTACTCCTAAAAATGAAAACAATAAGAGAATCCCCAATACAATAATAATAATATTCTTTCCGCTAAATGATTCAGAATTTGACTGTATTGGACTCGGTTCTAAAGTTATATATTTTGGTTGAATATTTTCCATTGGTGTATACATTTTTATAATATTTTTATTCGTTTACAATATTGTTTTTTTGTATGTGTTTATATTAAAAACTTATGAGTGCCTTTAATTTTATAGAGTCTTTCTTTTTACTGAGTTTAGGAATCACGTTCGTTTTGATTGTTCTCCTCGTATATCATTTCAAACAACGATTGAGTTCCATGGAACAGAAATGCGATACGATGTTTGATATCGTTCAAAATTTAGTCAAAGAACTCAAGATAGTGAAAAATGCATGTCAAGGGCAGTCTCTTTCAGTGGGTCCAGCGTCTTGTATGATTCCGCCATTCGCCGCTTTTCAAAATGCAACTCATCACTGGGATGAAGGTGACGATGAAGACGAGAGCGAAGACGAGAACGAAGATAATAGCGAAGACGAGAACGAAGATAACAGCGATGACGATAAATCAGTAAAAATTATAAATATGGAGTTAGGTAACAAAATTGAGATGATTGAAACAAATTCCGAATCTGAATCAGAATCAGAAACGGTTATTGAATTAAATGTTAATTCTGATGTGCCAATAATACATAAAATAGATGATATTCCGATGGTTGATTACAAAAAAACAAGTGTGGTTGAGCTAAAGCGCATTGTCACTTCAAAAGGTCTCACTGCTAACGCATATAAACTTACAAAACCAGAATTACTTGATTTATTAGAAAAATAAAATTTGCTATTGTAATATATAGATACAATGGAACGTCAATATGCAACCTACGATAATACTTTAGTATTACAGCCAATTGTGCAAAAATCTACATTAGAACCAGGTTTGAATAATAAATTACTTAGAATCAATAATATTACAACGAACTCCGAATATCGCAAATATATGATATCAAAAGCTGATGTTATTCGTGAACGAAACACGAAAAATAGCATATAAATACATATAGATATATAATCTATATTTATGAGTATTATTAGTTTTGACATAGGTATTAAGAATATGGCATATTGTGTGTTTGATGCAAGTGGTTCGATAATTGATTGGAATTTAGTTAATTTGATGGACAGAGAACCTATTATACAAACATGTACTATATTAAATACACCAAAAAATAAAAAGGCAGTTACATTTGTATGTGGAAAAAAAGCCAGATATGAAAAAAATGGTTGTTGTTATTGTCAGATTCACGCCAAATCCTCTAGTTTTTTTATTCCAGATAAGATATGTTCTCTGAGTTCCATTAAAAAACTTAAAATAGATGAACTACGTAAACTTGCTGCAGTCAGGTCTATTAGTATTATAGATACTGATACTAAACCGATTATTGTAACAAAAATAAATGCATTTTTTAATTATAATAATCTAGTGCCTATTATAAATAAAAAAACGAATGCTGGTACCGTGGATTTAGTATCTATTGGGCGTAATATGAAGAAAGAATTCCAAAAAATACTATCATTCAATGATCCAAAACATGTTATTGTGGAGAACCAAATATCACCTATTGCAACCCGAATGAAATCTATTCAGGGTATGTTAGCGCAATATTTTATTATGCAAAGTGATGATATTAATATAGAATTCTTATCCTCTGCTGGTAAATTAAAAGGACTTGAGAAACAAAATGAGAACATAGATTCTGAATACCAACAACACAAAAAAGACGCAGTTTTCTATTGTCATCGATTTTTAGAGATGGAACAATATTCTAGATGGAAAGGAGTTTTAGATACAAAAAAAAAAGATGATTTAGCTGATTGTTTTTTACAAGGAATTCAATGGATGAAACGGAAAAATATAATATCATTCGCGTAGAACTTAAACATAATTTATGTATAGTAATAATAAAATGGAGGTGATTGATTTGAACCTAGATAACATAGCCCCGATCTCAATTAATGTTGAAGAAAATAAAAAAACAAATTTTGGATCTGGTATTGAATTCCTAATGAATGATAAGATGAAAAGTTCATCCATGTCCACTAATATTAATTTAGGAGAACTTGATAAATTAGAGGACGAACTAAATGAACTATCGTCAATGAATATACCATCTGAAAATAAATCAATATTTAACTTTAGTAAAAGCGATTCACAACCAGATAGAACTGATTCCAAACTAGGAGGTGCAACCCTCGATAGTATAGGTAACACCAAGACGTGGGATGGGTTCTCTAAATTAAATGAGGTTCCTCTTGGAGATGGAAATAGAAGTGGAAGTGGAGATGGAATGGGATTAAACGAACGCGAAAAACGTCGTAAGAAACGTAATATGATTAAGAACTTGGAACATTGGCATGAGAAAGGTATTATTAAGAATGTTTCGCGTTTCACGATGGATTCAAGTTATGATGAAGTAGAGGATGAATATGAAGGTGCGCTCGAAGATAAGCGCAAACGCGACGCAGTGAAGATGCAGCGAAATTGGATGATTACAGCAATTAACACTATTGAATATGGAAATTCAATGTTCGACCCATTTGGCATATCACTTGATGGTTGGGGAGAGTCTATAAGTGAGGATATTGATAGTTATGACGAGATTTTTGAACAACTCCATGATAAATACAAAGGTGGTAAAATGAGTCCAGAATTAAGTATTTTAATGCGTCTTGGATTCAGCGCTAGTGTGGTACATTTTAGTAACAAGGCACTTTCAACTGCTACACCAGGGTTTAATGATGTTATCCGTCAGTCTCCAGAACTCATGCGGATGTTTACAAATGCAACGGTTGATTCAATGAAACAATCGTCTCCTGGTATGGCATTTGCGAGTGAACTATTAAACAATAATAAACCAACCACAATGAATCACCCCCCTCCTGTGCCAATGGAAACTCGAAATTTTGCAGCACCTCTACCGAGTGAACGTCCGGGAAATCAATTCATGCAGAATCGTCCAGATATAGATGCTGGACGCGGATCACAACCCCAATCTACTCGCCCTGAAATGACTGGTCCACGAAATATGGACATTGATAATATTTTATCGGGATTGAAGACAAAAAAAGTCGATATTTCAAATGACGATGACTCTGTTATCAGCATTGCAAGTTTGAATGATATGAATGGTTCAACCATGCCAAGAAAATCAACGAAACGTCGTAATAAATCTGACAAAAATATAATTTCATTGGATATTTAGATCGTTCAAATATATCCTTCAAAATTCAATAAGTAATCGTTTAGTATATACTTTTGAGTGTATTTCCTTATTTTTTTCAAACTGATCTGGTTCCTTATTACTTATATATTTATACATAACCAATAATAACACTAGGCATAGTGCTATTATTGCGACGACAATAATTATCTGGAACATTTTTATTGGATACTATATATATAAAATCCAATAAAATACAATCAATTTTTATCTCTTGCGTGATTTTCCACCACGTAATGACATTTTTTTCTTCATCGTCTTACCTTTTCTTTTCTTTTTGTGCATTCCTGTAACACCAGCTGTATGCATAGTCTTCCAGGCGTCGTATTTTGGTCTGACATGACGAGACAATTCCATTGGAGGAATACTCTTGTTCTCTGCCTTGAGTCTTTCTTCAGCTAAAAATTCCATCCACGGATTACCCATTCTATAATATATACTATAAGTATATTTATTTTCAAATCAATGTCATTTCATGCAATACATATACTAAAGGCTCAATCCTAAAGTTTGAATCGGT